ATTATTTTTAATTATTAATTAGTTATATACAATTGTTTTTATATTAAAATAATCACGCACGATATATTTTTTACTCATTCGATTGCATGCAATTTAATTTGATGTAACACCGAACATACGTTTGCTTTGTGTGGTTGTGGCTCATACCTCGGATGTCGTCAGCCCGCATGGTTGCTGGGTTTTTAACCGATGCCGTGGAAATGTGGGATAGTCAGGTTGTCCCAACGGACAGCACCACCGTTGGTTCAGTACCTCGGTACTTCGGTATTTGATGCGTAGTTCGCCAAAAATAAGGCGAGAAAGTGAGGTCTATTATGACTGGAATTTCCCAAACAGTAAAAGATGCTTTATATGAAAGTGCGTCTACTAATCATGAGTTTGACGAAAACGGTGATGAAATTCTCGTTATCGTATACGAACGTGAAGATGTGGTTCGTATTGCGGATTTATTTAATGTGGATTTCGACGCATTGAATAATTACTGGCGTACTTTCCTTGGATTGGAGGGATAATTATGAGAGCAGAATTTTCTGCTACTTATCCTGCTGGGACTGACTTTTTTTTGATGTTTGACTCTGCCCGTATGGTAGCGTCTTACATGGGTGAGAATATTCCAGAAGATTTAAGTATTGTAGATTTAGAATATCTTGCATCTGAAAGATGTGTGTCTATGCACACAATTCTTTTGGAATATCAGTATTATCAACGTGGTATTTTAGGCTGGGATTAATCCCAGTCTTTTTAATTGGAGGCTATCATGAGCAATAAACATAATTTTGATGAATTATTAGGTAGGGAACAACATCGTAAAAGAATGGCTGAACAACGCCATTTCGAAGACACTTTGTTTATCCTTGGTATCTTCGTTTTATTAATTTTGTTGGGACAAATCTGTCTAAAGTACGGATTTGTTATTTATTTAGATTAAGGAGATTTATCATGGAAACTACAGAAAAAATTCAAGCTATATTAAATGACAGCATGAAAGGCGAAGTGGATATGGAAAAATATATTCACGATATTTGCTATCTTCTTTTGATAGACGAAACTCTATCCACAAAAGAGAAAATGGTATTGTTTGCCGAGTATTTATTGGATTTAGAGGTCTATAGTGGATGTCCTATTTCTGATGAGAATGGCTGTATTGCTGCTTATGTGGAGGATTTAGGATGAAATATCAACCAAAAAATGCATTAGAAATTCTGATAGTGAGGGCTTTTTTATCATACTTGGATAAAGGCTATGGTATATTACCATTAGGCAACAGTATTTTTGCTGTTGCGTATGAAATCTATGTTCGTGATTTTTACGACAATATAGATTGTGATGTTACTTGTATTACCGCAAAACACCGTCATCTTTATGTAGATTACCGTAATAATATTGCAGAATGCTATGATGGTGATTATACACCATTATGGACGCCTGAAGAGTGTTTATATTACACACTTTTGTCTGTGGGCTTAATTCATGAAGCTCAAAAATACAAATCTGCTGTTGGCAAGAACCGTGAATACACTAACCCTTGGAGTTACCGTTGGGAAATTGATTGGAATGTTAAACTAGAAGGAGATAATAATGTATAATGATATTTGGTGGCTCGTATTTTTAATTATGTGTGGTGTATTTATTATTATTGTCGGACTTGGTTTAATTTCTGCATTTTTATAGGAGGTATTATGTTAATTACAGTCGATGACATAGTACGTGTTAACGAAAAAGTATACTTATGTATCACGGACGGCACATTCTTAGAAGATAATGGGTTGTCTTTATGATTAATTTAGTATGTATAGGTATAGGAGCATGGATTATCTATTGTCTCTATATTGCTTGGAAAGGTGGACAATAATGGCTAGAACAATTTTTGGGATTTTTAATAAAATATTGATGAATAAAAAAATAGAAGCTGACAGATTGGGTTTACCATTTGTGGCAGAAATCACTGACCGAAAAGTGATAAACATTGCATCAGCGTACAAAGTATCTGTAATGTGCATCAAAATTGCACGTGAATTATGGAAAATGCAAAAATTCAACAAAAATGCGTTACATAAAGTATCCCAACTAGCAATACAATTATCTCCTAAAGACAAAGTGTTCTTATATAATTCTTGTGTAGAGCCTAAAGATATGGCATTTAAAAACAATCAACATAATTGGGGTGTATGTTGTGGTAAAAATGCTGTAGATATTGCTTTGGCAAGTCATGCATTGGGTGTCTTTAGTACGGAGGACCAATACTTCTTTTTTGATAAAGATTTTGGTTTTATGTCTTTTAATGAAATCCGTAGTGTAGAATTAGCAGGTGCTATGGAAACATGGGTTTGGAAACAAACGAAAGGAGAATAATTAGTGGAACTCATTAACAAAACCCCTCATGATATTACCATATTGAATGAGAATGGTCAAGTGGTCCGTGTTATTGAACCTACTGGTGAAGCGTGGCGATTAGAGGAAGAAATTACCTTTAGTCATTATGAGGATGGTATTCCAGTAACCGAAAGTCGATATACATGTATTGATTTACCACCAGAAAGGGAAAATGTGGCATATATTGTGTCGCAATTATTTATCAATTCATATCCTCATCGTAAAGATTTAAGAGTGCCTGCCCAAGTTATACGGACAGGCAGTAATATTATGGGTTGTTTGTCGCTAGGTAGATTACCAAAGGAGGAAATATGAAAAATCTAGCTGTAACAGTTAATACGGAAACTGGTTTCTCTGCATATTTAGACGAGACAAATACCGTAAATTTCACTGAATTTAGTGGTACTAAATATTCAAAAACTGACCGTATCAGTGATATTTGCCAAAAAGTCAAAAAAGGTGAATATCGTATTCACGCTACTAAATTTTATCGTCCAGAAGTATTGTTGGTAAAAACGGATATGCCTGATGAAGCTATTAAATATGGTGGATTGACATATCAAGTTGGTTCTCCAACGTATGACCTTGGTACATTACGTATTGGTCAAATTAATGGTCAAAAATATGTATCTATGATTGCTATTCCAAAAGCACAAGTGGCTGGTATTCGCAACAGTCTCAAACGCTTTGGAACGGACTTGCGTAGTATTGGTTATTTCGGGGAAGGGTTATATCAAGTTGCAAAACGTAACGCTCGTAAAGACACTCCACTTGTTATCATTGCTGATGATGGTATTAATTGCCTTGGTCTTGTATTTATCAATGGTTTATTATGTAGTGCTCGTTATCACAATGATAATGAACTTAAATTGGGGTTTGTTGAACGCATTGTATCTATGACAACATTAGCACAAGATTTATATGACCCACAAGTTGCATTATTCACACCAGAAAATACAGCATGGACCAAAGCACTTAAAGGTGTTGAAGTTGTGGATGTACGCCGTTATTTTAGTAAAAACAAGGAGATTACTTCTCCTTTGTTTTATAATAGTGTTGGTCTTTTATTAAAGAAAGGGGGCATCTTCAATGCCTAAATATATGGTAAAACGTATTTTCCCTGTTTGGTTGGCTAAATCTACACGCACATTAAGTAGTAGATTGGTACAAGTTGGTCGTACTGAGATTATGCCAAATGGCAATATCGCTGTATTTACCAACCCATTTTATTTGGACCATGAACTTCACAGAAAACCAACAAATTTTGTGAATGTTGACAGAACAATGGAAGGAGACTTTCTATAATGGATAGATTAACCCTTGGTACAGCGGTGAAATATCGTGACCAAAAATATTATGTAGTCGGTGATGGGTATGACCATGATGATAAATATGGTTTGATTATTAAAAGAGATGGTCGTCATCAATTTGTGAAACCAGAAGAGATTACCATCATTAACGATGTTGATATTACGCCAGACGATGCTCAGGTAGTGCAATGTAGAGCTGGTGAACGTAGTGTTTTGAACCACGGATGTTCTTCTGCTACACACAAAGTAATGCCATATAAAATTGGTGATGTATTAAAAGATTCTTTTGGTAATATCCTCACGGTAATGACACGTGGTGATATTGTGTATTATTTCTGTGCTAAAATTGATAGTTACATTTATCAACTAGCAAATATGGATAATACGGTCCTTGGTACAAATAATGAAGTTTGTGCAATGACTGGTAAACCACTTACAGATAAATTAGAAATTCACACACGCTGTGGTATTCTAAATATCAACGTAGCAGATACTCCTGAATTTTTCTTGCCGTCTTGTCTAAGTGGTAAATATTATGAACCACAATTTTCCCATCTTGTAATTGGTAAGGATTACGAAAATCTTCATATCGGATATGATGAAATGGATTTAGTTAAAAATAATCCAGATTTGGCAATTTGTCCAGTAACAAATATGCCATTCTATATTGAAGATGAACGACCAATAGTTAAAGAAACTGGTGTCCATCCAATTATTGTAGATGAATTAGTTGTAACATGTCCTATTACTCACAAACATGGTATTAAACAACAAATGCTTACTGGTTATAAGAGCGACCTTGGTGTCGTATACTTCCATCCAGACCTAAAAGACAAATTAATTTGTTATAATGGTTCTTATGGTGAAACAGAAGATGATTTCATTACAGTTATAGATACTGGTGAAAAACATTCAAAAGCAATGGCATCACAGTTTTACCTATGCTCCAACGGTCAATATTATTCCAGTCGTGATGCCGCTCCATTAAGTGGTGTGCATCCATATAACTTCAAACCAAAACCTAAATTCCAAGGTGAAGGTAAAAAGTTTATTGGTATTGAATTGGAATATCATTATTGTGGTGAATCTGACAGTCGTGCTGATAGAATTATTAGTTCGTTAGCTGAAGTGATATATGCTAAGCATGACGGTTCTTTAAATGATGGTATGGAATTTGTTACTCATCCATGTACGCCAAAAGTACATTTATTAGGAATTGACTGGGGCGGTTTTATGGAACGTCTTAAAGATTGTGGTGGTCAAGCTAGTGAAGGTTCTGGTATTCACATGCATGTTAATCGTAATTTCTTTAAAAATGAATTATGTATTGCACGTATGATACGATTTATTGAAAATCATCATGATACAATCTTATATATGTCTAATCGTGATTCAAATGATAGCAACTGGTGTGAAAAATACCGTTATACTGTGAAAGAATTACGTAGTATCTTCCATGTCGCTCAAGAATCTAATGCTAAATATCGAGCATTAAATTTATGTCCTAGACATACCATTGAGTTCCGTATGTTCCGTAGTACAACTGATGTTCCAACACTGTATGCTTATATTCAATTTATTGATGTATTAACAAGCGTAGCAAACATGGAAAGTATTCCGTATATTGGTTGGTCTCACATCCGTAATCTTGCTAAAAAACGGAAATACAAAGAACTACTTGATTTATTAGATAAGAAAAATATTGCAAAGAAAAAGGAGAAATAATATGTGTGTAATTGCTTATGCGGCTAAAGGTGTTGATATTAGTGAAAAAGAGTTCCGTACTTGTTTTGCTAATAACCCTGATGGTGCTGGTTTTATGATTTACGACCCACAGAAAAAGAAAGTTCATATCCGTAAAGGCTTTATGAAATTTGATGAATTCTGGAATGCCGTAAAGGACCTACCAAATGATAAAGACCGTGTATTCCATTTTCGTATCGCAACTTCTGGTAAGGTTTCTCCTGAATGTTGTCACCCATTTGTGTTGACAGACAATTTAGACGAAATGCGTCAGACAGATGTGTATTCTGATATTGGTTTTTCTCATAATGGAGTAATGGCTGATTTTACACCTGCCGAAGCCTTAAATGCTCCATACAGTGATACGATGCATTTTGGTGCTGAAATCCTGTATCCATTACGATCTAAACTATACGATGAAAGTACTCAATATCTTCTTAAAAAGGCGATGGGCACTAATAAATATGCTATTCTTGGCAAAAAGGGTGCAATTATTTTAGGTACATGGAATACATCTAAAGATACTGGTGTTCAGTATTCTAATACATCTTACGAAGAACGCAAAACAGTATACAGTTATGGCTCTTGTGGTAATTACGGATATGGTAGCTATAGTAATTCCTATACATATTCCGCCAATCTTAAACAAAAAACCGAAGCTGAATTACGAGCAGCTATTCTAAGTGAAGGTGCAACAATTTCCTCTTCTTTTTGGGAAAATGGATTGTTTTACTTTACTGTAAATAAATATCTATATCCTAATTGCTACTCTACATACGGTTTGCGTTATGTTGGTTTTGGTGCTGGTTATACAGTCCCCAAAAAAGAAAAAAAGGTCGAAACTACGTATACAATGATACGTTGTTCGGCTGGTAAAGTACCAATGAATCAAGAAAAGATTGACATCATGATGCAATTCATCGAAGATTGTAATGGTGCTGTATGGGACATGGTAGAAAATACCACAACAAAAGAAGTCGTGTTCTTTGTAACAAATTTTAATGACAAAGAAGGCGTTGTACAAGGTATCACATATGAATCTTATGGTACTATCCAAGGCGTATATGATGATGAAACTGGTACAGTTCGTGTAGGAGCCTAAATGAAATTATATCCATATCAAAGACAGGGGGTTAATAAGATGCTTAGCCAATCATCCATCTTCTTCTGTGATGATATGGGACTAGGTAAAACCGCCCAAGTCTGTACGGTTATTAAAGAAAGGAATAAATTTCCTACTGTGGTTGTATGTCCTGCACCTCTTAAAGAAAGTTGGAAAAGAGAGTTATATATATGGGCAAATATTACAGTTGATACTGACGATTTAAGTAGCAAAGTAATTATTATTAGTTATAAAAAACTAACAGATTACCTACCTAGACTTAAACAAATAGGAGTCCAACAAGTGATATTTGATGAATGTCATATGTTAAAAACTCCCACATCCAATCGCACCAAAGCGGCTCTTGAACTTGTCAGAGGAGTCCGTTATCGTATCATGATAACTGGTACACCAGTATTAAACAGACCTAAAGAGTTGCTTTGTCAATTAGAGATTGCAGGGCTTACATATAAATTTGGTGGTAGTGATAGATTTTTACAAACATTTTGTGGACAATATCAATCACCGTGGGGGTCTACTTTTGATGGTCATTCTAATCTTGGTCAGCTCAATCAAGCAATGCATAAAGTATGGATACGAAGACTTAAAAGTGAAGTACAAAATCAGCTACCACCAAAACAAATATATTTCATCCCATGTTGTACGGTCGCACAGGACGAGCCTACATCGTTTGGTGAAATAGAAAAGTTTGATACAGAAGTGTTGAGAATTAAACTTCCATTCTGTATAAATTATATTCGTAAAGAATTAGAAAGAGGTGATTCCATTGTGGTATTTGTTCACCATCGTAACATTATAGCAAAATTGCGAAAGGAGTTCCCTGATGCAAAAGTTATTATCGGTGGTCAATCACAGAAAAACAGACAACAAAATATTGACAAATTTCAACATCACTCTTCTCCTAGTGCTAATTACAATTTAATTATCTGTTCCTTGCAAGCAAGTTCGGTCGGCATTACGTTGACAAAGGCTCACAAAGCGATATTTATAGAATATCCTTGGTCCCCATCTATTATGGCTCAAGCACAGGACAGAATCCACCGTATAGGTCAAACTCAACCTTGCGAAATCATTTATTTATATGCTAAAGATAGCATAGATGAGTATCGGTTACGAACTCAAAACATAAAAAAAATCGTTATCAATCATACAATGAAAGAGGTAAAAACATGACAACTGTTGCAAAAATGAACTTGATTATTACTAACTACATTTCTGCTTTATCTGACAAAGAACAACTTCGTTTTATTGATAAATCTTTGACAACTACAAAAGTATTCCCTGCTAATCCTCTTGGTCTTGCACGTGCAGTCACTTTATTTATGGATACACAATCCAATAAAGATACATTTAAAGCAATTTCCTTGCCTAAGGTTACATTTGATGAAGCTACTGGTAAAAAATACTTGTTTGTATCTAAAACTGGTACTGTAAAAGTACGTGAATTACAACAAATTGTGTCTATGGCTATCCAAGCTCGTACTAAAAAGTATGTAGAACGTGGTGCTGAAACATCTTATTTGTTAATTCAAGAATTAAAACGAATTGACCGTGAAATGGGTACTGAATTCTACGAACATTACAAAATGACTAATCCAGCTCCTGTTGTAATGGTTCAACCACAAGTAGATGAAGCTCCAGCTACTGAAGCAACACCAGAAACATCTGGTACTACAAATGTAGCATCTACTGAAGCTGTTAATTCCGCTGAATAATTCTAATGGGGAACTTCGGTTCCCCTACAAATAAGACTGAATTATTATGAAGGAGTGTTTATATGATACGTTCATGGCATAAAACTAATGTAATTATACCATATACACCAGATAGTTTACATAAAACAGTACAATTACATGAATACAGTAGTATGCATGTTAATTTTTCTTTAGAGGAAGCGTTTTGTTTTAGGTACGATGGTCAATCAATTTATTATATGGAGAGACAATAATGTTAAGAAATAGACAAATATATATAAATACAGCAACGATGAGTGGATATAAAAATATAGTTAATAAAAGAATGTTACACCATCATGAAACATTTAAAGTATCTTTATGGTTTGCTGTTCCATATCAATATAACAGCTATGCGATTGTTACATATATCAAAAAGGAGCAATAATATGATTATATTTGACACGACCGTACAGATTAAATATAATGGGACTAGATATGCTATCTATAGACCAACACATAAATATCATCACTACTATCAGATTAAATCTACAAAGATTCATCAATTATTTAAAAATATATATTTTGATGTTCCCACTATTTATAAAATACAACAATGGTAGGAGGTGAATTTAAGATGTTGACTATAGGAAAGAGGTACGTAACACATATACATATCAACTATCCAGATTATATTGATAAAATTCGTAGCACTTTTTACTATGAAAATCGAATGGCTAATGGCTTAGATGCAAGAAAAGTATATATGGATAAATATAATAAATTTAGAAATATGTTTGAGGTGAAATGTAATGATTAGAAGATACAAAGTAATTCAACGTCATCCTTGTAATCCTGATACATTTACTATCGTAAATGATTTTTACAAATATAATGTTAATGAGGTGTATGATATGCACTTAATGAAATGTTTACAAAATAAATATAGTTCATTTCAAAATATGATAGGAGTTAGCTATGGTAAATACTAATCAAGAAGTAATAATCAATTATATTCGATATTGTTCCACGAGAGATGTATTAAATAATAGTCATAAATTATACATATACGATTGTAGTCATAGTTTGCTTTGGTATTTTTATAACAAATATCAAGTTGGTATTAATATAGTGGGAGTGTTTAAATGATAAAACTGGATAAAATACATATTATGAAGAAAACAGTAATGCCTTGTATAATGCACTGTCCAGTGTTACAATTTTCATGCGTAACCACATATACAAAAGATACGGCATGGTATTTATATATGGCACAATATGGACATACGTTAGATATTCCATATTTTGTTAAAAAGATATAGGAGATAATTCAAATGATAAAAAACAATATGCATATATTTTATATGACAGATTTTATGTAATTTATTATAAAGGAATAACTGTTAGTGTGACAAATCTTAGAGATTTTTTTGTTAGGTATTATAATGGGGACTATTCTATACAACATGTTAGGAGGAAATATGTTAAAAAATCGAAAAAATAGATGTGAATTTGTAGCATGTAACTATAAACCAAAATTTAATCAAGCTGATATGAAAATGGACAATAAATTTTGTCGATTATCTGCACCAACTTTACTTGATTTTTTTTATAAATATTATAATAGATATGTTTCTATATGTGAGGTGAAAATAAAATGATATATAAAGAATTTAAGTATACTGTTCGACAAACACCCTCTCTTAAACTTTTTAGAGACAATATGTATATGCATTGTATGTCATCTCAAGATAGGATGGAATCATTAGAATTATTTTGTGCTCAATATTCTTTATTAAATTTATATCAAGCAGAGGTAATGATGTGGTAAAAGTTAGAGATATTATACATAATTATTATATAGACATAATAAGACGCTATCCTTTAGGCAGTAGCTATCCTAAAATAGCTGCTTGTTACGCATCAACATTTATGAAGATGCAATATGACAACAAAAAAAGTGTTGTGTTTTATAAGGGAAGAACGCAATGATACAACCAGATAAGACATGCATTAGACAAGAATTGATTTATTTACGTGCTTTAACAATGCTAACACAAAAAGTTCATGGACTATATGCAAATTTAACACAAACAACAAGGTGGACATATCAATACCAATATACTAATAGTGGATTAACGTATTTGATATGCGAAGATAAGAAAGGAGCCAAAATATGATAAACCCTTACAAAGATTATACGGTATTATATGTATCATTTAATACAGGAAATACCAAATATATACATGCATATGGTAATATATGCCGTGGTAGTGCATCTTTAAAAATGACATTCCAATATCTATATAATCATAATAGAGTAAGGATTTTATGTGGTATATATGATAAATAAAAATGAACGTATTAAAATGTATTATTTCGAGGATTACCATTTAAGCAATATGAATGCACGGAAAATTACAAAACAGCGTGCAAATCTAAATTTAAAAGATATGTTGGAATTTGTATATAAGCGTGCTCCATTTATTACAATATTAGGAGGTATAAATGATATTAAAATATAATACAATTAAAATTACATATCGTCGCTGTATAAGAAATACCAATACACCAATTAATATCTTACGTGCTCATCAATCGGAATATATTAATAAGTTACGTGAATTATTACCTGTGATTTATAATGGTAATAGTAAAGTTCGTATTTATAATATACAAAGGTATCAAAATGATTAGGCGTAACGACACTGCTCTTAAAGTAGTGATGCATCAACGGTCGTACAGGTCAGTTAATTTATATTTGCAAAACAACGCAATATTAACTGACATAAGTCGTATTAAGTCATTAATCGAACGTCAATATGCAGAATGTTCATGTCGTATATTATGGAAAATTAAAAAATTCGGAGGTTAAATGCAAAGAAAATGTCATTGCTGTAACCGCTTATTTAATGTTACAGATAACGAAACTAGATGTGAGGACTGTAGAAGCCCTACCACACAAAAAACTTTTAAGCCATATCCAGACCAACGGACATGGAAAGAAAAATTTGACGAAAAATGGGAACAGTATGACAAAGAGCATGATAAAGATAATTTGACAGGCAAACGCTCATCTAAAGCTACTCATTGTTGTGTATGTGGTATCAGATTACCACCTGTTCCTGAACGTGTTTATGGTAGATTTTGTAGTAGTAAATGTAAAAGGAGTTTTCAAAATGGCAAAGAATGTTAAAATTGCAGTAACTGTTGACGGTAATCGCATCAACTATGAACTTGAAAATGGTACGTTGCAAGATATGTATACAGTAGCTTGCTATGCATTAGCACGTTATATTTTACAAGGTATGGAAATGGGCTTAAAAGCTGAAGATATAAAAGACCGTATTAAAGATTTTCCAGCTCAAAGTATTGATTTAGCAATGGATTTAAACAAGGAGGACAATAATGGACGTTAAAACAATGATTGCAGTCAAAGCTATTCAAAAACAAGATTTATCTAAATGCACAGGTGCAATTCTGGCAGAAGTTAAAGATGGTAAATGTACAGTTACTTTCACTAAGTGTACTGCGACAGAAATTATGTCATTGATTGTATATTTACAAAAAGAATTGATTCAAGCATTTGCTTCGCAAGATGCACCACCTGATGTTGTTTCTCACACTCTTAAAGCGTTACCATTGGTTGCTTTACAAGAATGTTTAGAAGAATGTAAATAAAAAAAAGAGCCCCTTAACTGGGGCTTTTTTTATGTCCATTTTTAACTATTATCTTCAATCTCTCTAATACGATTAAAGCGTGCCAACATATCTTGTGTAACACGTGATTCAATAGTTGTAAACCGTGTTTCATTAACAGTTTTTTGCTCAGGTGCAAAACCTGCTCGGTCTAATAAATCCTTAGTGGCTTGAAATTTAACTTGGTCCGAACGTGCATTTAATGCTAGGTGATACATTTGGTCAGCCATTTCTTCAGCACGTTGCATAAATTTATCCTGTACTTTTTGTTTAGCTTTTTCTAAGGCTATCTCCATTGTTTCAGTATGTTCCAGCATTTTAGTTGGATAATTAGGGGAATAACCAGCCGCTTCTTTAGCTTTTTGTGTATTACCTGTTTCCGCTTTCACCATAGCATAAATTTCTTGTTGAGCACTAGGAGTCGGTTTCTTCTTGTATTCCGAGGGTCTTGGCTTTTTCACACGCTCTTCGATATTCTTCCTCTGTTGCAAGTCCATTTTCATATCTCCATTTATAGAAACGTACACGACCTTTTGCTTTTTCAATCTTATCTTGTTCACGTAATTTATCTGGTATTGAATTATCAACATCCAATCCTAATAAATATTCAGGAGGAAATGCTGATAATATACCCATTTTATCTTTCGTTACAATAAGACTTCTACATTTTCTACGTTTTGTTGCATCTAATTTTATTAATCCGTCTTTTTTCATTGCGATGGTTAAGCGTTTATATCGTTGTTCAGTCGCATCTAAAATATAATCAATTGTTTCGAGGGGTATATATGTTTTAAAACCAACATTAATATATTGTGTATTTAATAAACTCATAGTGTATACCCTCTTTCAATCAATGGGTGTAGTTGATGGTCCAAATACGGAATGACTTGCCGTTGATGTTCAATACCACTCATTTCAGCAATATAAAACCCGCCAATAGTAGGTCTAATACCACTAGCCTTACAATAATCTGGAAAAACTTGGAAAGAACCTTGATGTAATTCCCAAACTTCTTTAACACTTGGTTTTTTGACGTATTTATTATGTTCAACTACTAATTTAGGAACTGCATATGGCTCATGAAAATGTTCATACCAAGTTACATCAGCATTGAAGTAGTCATAATGATTTTTAGCTTTTTTGTGTTTGTGTAAAATATGATGTACATAACAATTTTTATTCACATTAAAATACACCACACCAAATTCACCTTTATATAGACTTCTATCACCAAGCAAACTAGCAATCATCATTTCAACATTAATAAAAGCTTCATTATATGCACGTGCACCATGATTACCAGCGGTAATACCAATAAGTTGACCGCTTTCATATAATGGCTTTAAGTCGTCTACTAATGCATATACTTGCTCATCACCACTCGCCCACTCTTCTAAAACATTTCCTTTAGAATTCCGAGTAGTCGTATTAGTGCTGTCTCCCCCTAATACCACTTTGCATGACGGTCCTAAATGCAATAGCATGTCAATAGAATCTTGTAATTGTCTGCGATTATTAAGTCCTTGATGAATATCAGATAATACAGCTAAAGCACCCTTATCACCATCTACTCGCACCTGCATAATATGCTTGTCATAACTATCGTTTAGACTTTTTATTTTTCTTGCTAACACGCTTAATATACTCCTTTACATCATCATCAATGGATGGGTCTTGTTCTACGTATAGTACGATGAATTTCCTAAGTTCAGATAGTAGGCGAGATACTTTAGATTTAATAGAGCGTGTTCTCTTTATCGAATACTCCCCTTGCTTTACATAATATTCACCGCTTAATACTTTTCGACAGAATGCCTTCCATGTTTGAGCATCACACATCATAGCGTATGTGTGTACTGCTTTCATAATTTTATTAATAGATTGTTGACGTGATAGTTTATCAAAATATTCATAAGGATTAGATAGTTCTAACTTATCACTATTTTTATGATTTTGACCAGTTTTATAAAACCAACGCTTATCCTTACCATAAGCAGTTGCATCTTCCCAACTTTCACGTTTTTCTATTAATTTACTGACAGTAATTATTCCTCTCTCTGGTGTTTCGGCTTGCTTTACAATATCAATATACCATTGGTCGTAATCTTTAGCCATTTGTAGAACCTATACCACCTTGTCTTACATTATCTACAGTATCACCAACTGTATAATAACGTACAAAAACACCTTGAGCTACACGCTCTCCATTTTGGACAACAACTTCATAGTCAGTATTATTGTATAATGCTAACATAATATGACCTTCATTATCCTTGTTGTTATAGTAATCCAATTTGTTATCGCATGGCTCTTTATCCATACATCTTATGCTTTCACATAAGCTCAGACTATATCTTTACACTAATGTGTATCCAGCACTCGTGGGCATATTATTGTTTTAGCTAACTCAATGCCTAGTCGTTGAACCTTCACCATACTTTTACGCTATTTCAGGTGCTTGGCTGCTGATTACCCAATCGTTATTATTTTCTAACATTCACACTTGCCTTTTCAAACTATGTTGTAGTTAATAACGCTCTAAGGGACTTCCAGCAATTCACTAGATTTAACGATACCAATTATTTTAATTTATTTAATTTATGATGTAACTTTTGATGCTCAGACCTAGTTAAAATCTGTAAATTTTCTACAGAATTATTTAGCTTGTTCATGTCCTTATGATGTACATCATACATTGGAGATAAATATTTTTTACCATCAATTTCTACTGCAAATTCATCTGTCAGTAAATATCGTTCTGCAATAATTCTATGTTCTCTTACTCTACCGCTAATTGCAAATGGATGATTTGGCTCATAAATCCACCTGTATCCACAATGGATAAATTCATCTTTAAACATAGGGTTTTTATCGCCACGGTTATTATAATTTGGGTTGTTTTCGCCAGTATATATGCTTTTCAAATAAGTTGCTCTACACTTCTTAGAACAGCAGTTGCCTTGTTTATTATGGCGTTTTAGGTGAGATGGTCTGCTATGGAATTTTTTGCCACATACAACACATACGCAATTCAAATTTTGGTCCTTTTTGAAGGAATTAAAACAGCTTTGCGAACAAAATACTTTTTCTCTTTCCGTCCTATCTTTGTGCATAATTATTACTTCATTACCGCAATTAGCACATTTTCTAATACCTAAAATTTTACCTTTACCCATATTATCTCCAATTAAATATATTTAGCATCAATTACAGCAGTGCCATTAGATAGTGTAATGCCATGTTTAATCCCAATAGAAGAACGCACATAAATCATCAAAACTTCATCACTATTCATATATGCTTTGATGCCAGTTTTAAATATTCTTGTAGAATGAGGGGGAATAACGCCCCCTTCAACTACAGAAAAATCATAACCTGCGGAGCTAGAAGTTTTACGTGTAGGTAAAATACCATTATTCATATAAGATACTTTTTCAAATCCTCTACTCATATTAACTCCTATTTATTTACATTAACTTCAGTAATATAATGTTTACGCCCATCTTTTTCATAACTGCGTGTGGTTAAACGACCCTCTACATTTACTGGCTCATCTGCCACTGCATTGACATATTGGTCTGCAAATTCATTCCACGCAACGCAATTCACATAAGATGTAAACTCACGTTCAGAACCATTTACTTCTACTGTATCGGTACATTTTACTGTAAAATTACATACTTTACCATTACCAACTTCTTTAACTTGTGGGTCACGAGCCATAACACCTTCTAAAATTACTTTATTCATATTTTTCTCCTTAACTAACATATACTGTTGTATATTGTCTACCAAATTGAATAGCTTCGTCATAACTATCCATAAAAATATCAATCACACCATAAACGCCATCTGCCATTCTATCTTTTACAATATATGGACGACCATAGATATAAACAACAGTACCTAGCGGATAGTCATTAGATGCAACTGCCCCAACATGAGGATATTCCCCATTAGCCATAATACCACCTGTATGTGTATAGGCTGTTAATTCTACATTCACTGGATATGCAAATGTAATGATTGGCAATAATGCCAATATCGTTGTGAGAATAATTAATCTTACCTGTTTAATAAAATCATCCTTTCTAAAAATTCTCAGTAATAATACGCAATAATTCACGACAAGCATCTGCTTTATGTTCGTAATATCTCATATTAACATCATCGTGACTTTCAGCATAATAATCACGTTTATCTAAGTAAATTTCACGCTGAGCACTAATAATATTAATAAATACTGACGGACTAAACTTCAGTGGCTTGACTGTCGCTGTCGTGTACACTTTGTCTTTGGTACTGTTCATAGTTGTAAGCCTTTCTATTTATTTTATACTCTTCTATTCGGTTGCGTAAAGTGTTCATACGTTGCATTGCTTTAGCAACACTCATTTCTGATTTTAGTATACCATGTCCATCTGTAAATGTCAAGTCTACCACTGATTTTGGTATAACTATATCTGCTACTAAGTTGGTATCATCACCATTATTAGCGTAAAAGAATATTCTATCATCGCCACGTACAATATAGCAATTATTACTACCATCTAAAATACACTCATCATCTAAATTATCTAAATGATGATATGTTTCATCATACCCTTGCAATTCATCGCTAGTTGCGTTTTCTAAAAACTCAGCTTTAACGAATAATGCATCAATATCGCCTACAGGCTTTTTATCACAGTAATATTGATTGATTTTATAAATAGTATTAAAATAATCTGAAAGGTAAGAACTCAAATAAATCACCTCTAATCTTTTTTATCGGATTATTAATATCATATGGTATATATTCTGTGCCATTATTAATTTCTAGTGTATCCCATTCAACAGACATAAATTCTACTTTAAAAATTAAGCCTTTTAATTCTTCTAAACTATAATCACCAAGATTACGTATAGCGGTTGGTGATATAAAATGAACTACGCCTTGTTGGTCCACATGTATTGTTCCGTATATCCACTTATCATCTTTTTTAGCTCTAAATGGTGATTTCATATTATTTCACCTTGTTAATACCTTCTACAATTATATTGATATAATCTTGTAAATTAGATTTAATTACTTCATTAGCACCATACAAGTTATCAGGTGTAATATAATTTGCTACAACCATAGCAATCATTGTTTCTCGACTAGGAATAAAAGCTTGCAAAATAAAAGCAACAAGACCAACTGGTAATAAATACTTAACAACAGTAAAGCACTTATCTCTAAATACTGCATTACGTTTATGCTGTTCTAGTGTTTCCCAACGGTCATCAGTACACATTAACCTACAAAAGATAGCACATACAGATATACAAACACACACACCTGCAAGGGTGCACAACATCTTCCCGATATTTGGGGCTAAGTTAATTAAATATATCATCCAAGGGCTTATAATCGGTTCCATATTAACTATCCAACTCCTTTATAAATTCTACTCCAGCACTTACTAATGCGACAATAAGCGTACATGCCATAGCACCAACAAATAGCCACCACACAGTATTCCCTTCAACACCTAAATTGAGCAACCATAATACGGCACTTGCCATAAATGCTAACCATAACACCTTAGTAATAACTAAAAATATAAATGATATTAATGCTACGATTATAGAGGCTATTGCTATAAATGTATTCATTGTAGCTCCTTTCTTACGGGCGTTTTAGGCTGTTTTTTATGAGATGTAAAGTCGCACGATACTTCTTTACAACCTTCACACATACCCATATTGCTTAAATTAACTACGCTAGGATAAATTGCATTTAATTGTGTATAAATTTGACGAGCAATGGCTTGATGTTCACGAGAAGCACGTTTACACAATCGTTTAGGTAGATATTCTAACCACGCTCTAAGATTGCCAGTAACTGTCATTGTAACATTGGTTGCTAGTGGTAATACATAAGCCGCAATTTGATATGGAACACCATCATCTATAAGCTTCTGGTATTTGGCAATTTGCTCTTCAATAATTTTATTAATACGTTCTGCCATTAAAGTTCTATTTATAATATTACTCCAGTCATGTTCATGAGAGTCAAAATAACCGCTATGACCAAAGTCTGCACCACGTGTAGATTTTACGGTAAACGATAAATGCCTATGACGAGTAATTTGTGCTAAACATTTTTGAGACATTTCAATATCAAAAGATACATAAACATGCTCTAGTAAAGAAAAATGTCCTGAACTAATAGCACGTGTTAAAGATTGTTTTGTTGTGTCAACACCATAGCATTTACCCATAGCATGAATAGATATATCTAATGGTGTACAGTTAATCATTGCTACTTTCATGTTTTACCTCATATTTTATCCACTTTCCATTTAAGTTAAATTCTAATGTATTCCAATAAATTTCTACCATATCTACATCCCAATCAGGATAATACTCATCGTTGGCATACCCATCTTCATTGAACTCAACTTCCCATCGCTCAAAATAGTGTACATCAGTTACAAATAGATAGGTATAATCGTCTTCTTCTCTATCTCCATATACATTATATGGAGAGCCATAAACCACATCGCCATATACTAATTTACCATGTTTATCTTTTGCTCTAAATAAATGTTTCATGTATTTTATTCCTTTATATCTGGTCCATAAATATAAAATGTTACATGGTCAATATCTTTAAGATAGTTATAAATTAATTGATTAACTTTACCCCATTTTAATCCACCTAAACCACACCCTAATTGGGGTATAGCGACAATAGAGCCTTTCTTCATATCTTGACAAAAGTATTTTAACGATTCTAACCCACGTTCAATATAATCATATTTAGACGGGTCTCTCCAATGTTTTTTAGTTGGAAAAAATAAAATAAATTTATCATCGCCAGTTGGTACTTGTAAAATCTCGCTAACTGTAAATTCACCACTACTACATACAGCTTGGTAAATTCGTTCAGCTTTTGGATACCTCTTTTTAACCTCTAGTGCTAAACCTTTACCAGATGTTCCTACTGTATTCACTGGGTCAACAAAATAATTCGCATCAGAATTAAACATATTTCCTGTTTTGTAAATGAACATAACGTCACCTCCTATGCTTTTATGATAGCACAAAGAGGGGCTGGCTGTCAACCCCTCGCTGAGCAAGGCTACCTCACAGGACAATGACCGTCTTCGCATTCACCACTTTCATCAATCTCAAAATCTTTACCTACAGTTTGTAGTTCAAATTCATAACGATTAACTAAATCTTGGTCAAGTGGCTCCATGTTTTGTTTTAATTCTAAATACTCATCACGAGTACATTCTTCGTATGGCATTAATGGATAGTAATCCTGATTTAAAGACAAGAATGAAATGCCAACAACATAATCCCAGTTATTATATAACCATTCTGTAACGTCATCCCACTCATCATCTTTAACAGTTACGGTAATAGATGTATTATGGTCAACATAAAATTTTTGCATCATTTTATATTGCTCTAATTGCTCTATCGCCGATACGTTGTATTTCGTAATATGCGATTTAGACTTACAAGGGAACGTAATAACCTTAGTATTACCATTATCATCCTGACCAACTTCATTATCAATTTTCCACCCTTTTAGATTTTTAACTGCTTGATATAGAGGAGAATTAGTAGAGATGCGGACACGTCTATAATAGTATGGGGAATGATTATAATGCACGCCTGCTGAACATCCACTAATTAAACCACCAGTACCATCTGGCTGTACAGTTGTATATAATACAGGGCGTGGGCTTTTGTTTTCATCAGCATAATCATTAGCGGCATCTTGTATCCACATTTTCATTAACACCAATAATGCTTCTTGGTCCTCTTTACTTAAATTACCAGACACTGCATCTTGCCAACCTGTAATAGAACAGCCAATTAAACGGTCTCTGTGATGAATTTCACTCCAGCCTTCCAATTCTAATTCTGGTTCTGTTAATCTATAACAAGCACGTGCAGATAATTGACATGCTTCTTTAAGTTGAGGTATCATAACATTACCACGCTCATCAATAAATTTAGATACATTGATATTGGTGAGATTACATACAGCCCTATTTGGCAATAAGATTTCGCTACACTGAGCAGTCATTACACCATTAAAGATACCAGTATGATTTTTAGGCTCTGTAAAGCAATATACAGTAGGACAATTACGAATACGTTCAATGTTTGTTACTGTAATAAAACGACTTGCGTTTCTGTTTGGATTAGCTGCTAATACAAGTCGATGTGTTTCTAAGCCTAATTTCATCAACTGTTTTACATACCATGCAGAAATTGTTAAACGGTAACAAGTTTGACAATAATATTCTTTTGTGGTGCCAGTACCATCATTTGCAGGCATATCTTTAAATCCAGCATCATGCATTTTAGAAATTGTAGAGTGGCAACCTAATGTGTTTAACATACGAGATACACGCATAAGGAAGTCTTTATCTACAGATGAAATGGCTAATGCCCCATCTTCAGAATTAACACAACCATCGCTATCGAGAAGTCCAGCTAAATATCTAAGTCTATCACTAGGTGTATCTCTAACATCTGGCACTAGCTTTTTAGAATACTGCTTTGGTAATTTAACAGTATCTCTGTCTTCACCCTCTGTAATAACACAATTGTTATCCTCAAAGATTTTAGCTAGTTTACGTTTATCGCCATATAACCAAATCAAAGGTTTATTAGTAACACCATCACCAGCATAGAAGCCATGAATATATGGGTCAATATAACTATCATTATATGTAGGGATAATTGTTTCTTGTTGAGGGATGACTGGAAAATCCCATTTTTCTAACTTGTCACCAATACTTAAATGACGAGCCTCAACACGATTGTCGCCATGAAGTACAAATTTATGGTAATCTGTACATTCTAATTCATTACCATTAGATAACGTAATGCGATACATTGGTTGGTTATATCCTGTAACACGAGGAGTAACTACGCTCCAATCATAACCATTCCATACTGTAACGTCCTCATCAACACAATCAGCAATGCGAGCATAACCATATTCTTTTGTAAGAATTTGTGTATCTGGAGTTACACACGGGTTGACAATAGCAAAATCTGCTCTGCGTTTCTTAGCCGCTTTTACATTGATGAATGCTGGTTCACCCGTATTTTTAATAGACTTCATAATATTAGCTAATGCTTCACGACTAGGTTTGTTTTCTAAATACATAGAATTATTAGACATGAAGCGGAAATAATGTTCTGGGTCTAAATTATCTTTAGCATGTAGCATTTCTTCATCATCAGGGCTAAATAGAATTAGTTCAGCTGTTCTACGAGTACCACCTGCCACAACATTTTGACCAATAATATTACACATATCAGCGACATTAAGAGGTCTTAGTTTACCATTCGTACTTTCTTTTATAATAATTTTATGAATCTTTTCAAACATTTCTTTTAAAGATTTAAAACCACTAGCATAACCACCAAATGTTTTTAAAGGAGCACCTTGTGGGCGAATATAACTATAATCTAAAGAGATAGATTTAATAGTTGTATCGGTCATAGCTATTAGATATTCATTTAAAGCTTCACACCAGCCTTCTTTACTATCACCAACAGTAATAATTAAGCTATTACCATACTTAGAAGCTTTAGTATGTTCCAATGTAGCACCTTGAGGGATAGGAGATTTTACATGGTATAATTGTTTATCTGTACAAAAACGAGGTAATTTATCAATATCTTCTTTTAATACACGACAACCAACGCCAGTACCAACCATTAATAAATAGAATAATTCTTGGAATGCATTAATACTATCCATTACCATGCCAGAGCAATTATATGCCGCTAATGGAGTCTTTTCTAATGCCTCTGTTCCGCCCATCCATAACATACGACCAGAAATACGTTGTCGTAAGTTAAACATATTATCAAATAATTTTTCTGGTTCGCCATCAGCTGTTGGTAAATAAGAGCAATTCCCATTAATAGCACGAGCACATGTTTCTTTCCATGTTTCACGTCTATTTTTATCTGGCAACCAACGAGAATATGTACGAATATAAACAAACTTACCTAACTCATCCATACAATCTGGATAATCAGGATACGTAGATAAAAATTCTTCTGATAGTTTATGTTTGCTACGTTCAATATCACGTTTTGTTTTATATTCAATATATTTAATAGCGGCATCTCTATATCCATCTTCGTATAATTTATCATAAATTAATCGCTCTAGGTCGTAAATTGTTACGTCTGTTTTTACGTCCTTTATGATGTCCCATACATGTAGTGATACTTGAAATGGTTCTGCTAACATAGTAGGTTCCATCACCATATACGTTGCGAACATAGCTTTTTCTACTGCACGTTCAATCTTTTGTCCTAAATATTCTTCTTTTGTTCCATCACGCTTAATTACTTGCATTGTCCACCTCATCATATAATAATTTAAAAATATCTTTATCACAAGGGTATTGTTCATTATTTACACCAATAATGATTTTATCGCCCTCATTACAATGCACGATACCATTTAATGTAAAGATTAGTTCACCAGCCTTACTTTCACGGTATTTTAATTTATTTGGCTTATGTACACAGCCAAACCACTTATAACCTTTATGGGGTCCTATATAATCATGTTCAATATCAGCAATAATCTTGGTAATAGAATAAGGGGGTTTATGTCTTAGCAACACAGGTGCTAATGTATCAAAAGTTAAATGAGGCAAAGTTACCATTTGCCCCTGAACATCTTTACCAAAAATACTAAGTACATTATTCTCCAAGATTACAAAACTATCAAAACCTTGTTCTATCATTTGTCTAAATACTCTAACTATATTTTCTTCTTGTGAAATTCTCATTTTAATTTTTCCTCAATTTCTTTAATTTTATAATATGTTCTTTGAATATAAAATTGATTAATTAATACATCAAATAAAATAAGAGTAGACATAATAATTAAGCCATGTTTTAAACTGTAATTGATTAAACCAAATGCAATAGCAATACATGCATAAATAATAAGTGCAATTACTTCATGGAATATTTCTTTGTATTTTTTGTAGAATTCTTTGATTTTTTCAATCTTCGTTTTGGTTGGTCTTTGCATATTACTACTTCCTTTTCATGATACCACTTAGATTTACTCCCAAAAACTGAGTAAAAATACTCATCCTTTTTAGGGTCATATTTAACTAAGCCTACTTTAATAACTCCATTTGGGGTTTCTACCATTGTTCCTAATTTAATTTCTCTGTTTTTAATACTCATATTTGCCAAGAACCCTGCCGTTATATGTTAATACTAAAGCTTTCATTTGAACTGCATCGCACATCAAGTGTACTTCACATTGATTAACAACACTAAGCCATGTTGCTTGTTCAATACAGTATCTGATAAATGCATTTTCATTTTTAGATACATGCTCATACTCTCTTAGTTTCATGTATGCCCCACCATCTTTTCATGTACTACAGAACGATTTTGTCTACACACATTTTCGTATATCATTTTACAATCAAAATATACACGTTTTAATAAATCAATTTGTGTTTGAATTAATCGTTGAGTGTATAATGCTTGTGCATGTTCTTTCCAAGCACCCTGCACAACTTCGTGTGATGTAGCAATACGGTCCCCCTCAGTTACCTTAGTTGAACTATCACGACTAATTTTAGCATGAGAAGCCTTAGCAAAACGCTCAAGATTCATAGCTTTCTTAGTAATTTCATGCGATAATTCTTCAAAGCTAGGTAATAACAAGGAGGACTCTTTCATTAAGTAGAAAGCTGTGTCTGCATCATTATCTTGTAATGTTTTATACATTTCACAGATTTCGTCAGATAATTCCTTAATTTCTTCGTATTGCATATTTGTTACCATTCAAGAGCTTCAGTGCATACATCAAATTTCATTAGCAAATTATCCATCATTCTGCGAGCATCTTTATCATTATCAAAGCGTGCAATAACTTCTGTACGACCGTTAGCCAATGACCCTTTAATATTATAACCAATTACCAAATTTTTATCTTTATCATCATATAATGCAGAAATAAAAATAGATTGGCATTCTAAAATTTTGGTTTTATCTTTATTTACTATTCTCATTCGTATCATTCTCCTTATCTAGTTGTTGTAAAATCATATTAGTCATGAGGATAATACTATCACAAATATCATCACGAGTTGCCTTGGTAGAAAGAGAATTAATAGCACAAGCATTAATCATAGGCAATAAATTAAATAATTCAAGATTATGCTCAATATTACTATCAAATTTCACTTCAACAGGATTAAATTTATTAACATTGAATGATACATTAAAATAGCGGTCCATTTTTGATTGTGTCATATAATTCCTCTTTTATAAAAAATAATCGTGATAAGTATGGTCTGCTAATTACAACCATATCACTATTATCTTGTTCAAAATATTTTTGTATTTTCTTTAAACCTTTTGGTTCTTTAACAATAGGCTCTCCAAAGTTTACACTATTAATTAAAGCTTCAAACAAATCTTGACGCAACATATAAGCAAAGCCCTTAAATAATATAGGACCTTCTTCCGCTTTTTTATACAAACCGTCTGTATTTACATCACGCTTACTTTCAATAGTGTAAATATTATCACCAATATCCCATTTTAAATCACCAGACATACGTCTAGCAATTTCACTATCTCCATAGCCTTTAATAGCATTGGTTAATTTAAAAGCACCAGATGCAGGTACAGCGTGTACATTAAGGTGTTGTGACTCCAAGTATTTAAGCAAATCATTTTCTGCTTTTCTACCATTGCGTCTATTGGCTTTTCCTCTTTTACTCGCTGTAGTCTGCTTCTTGGCTTTTTTAGCTAGTTTACGTTCTAGCTTATCATCTTCTTGACGAGGAGATAATATTGACGGATTTTTAGGTTGATATAAATTATAGTTATCGCAATACCAACAACTATCCTTTGGAACCTTGCAATTGCTTTGTACCTTGCATTTCGTCAATCATTAAACTCCCTAATACACAATAAACAATAATGTCATGTAATCGTTCTTGAGCATCTGGCAATTTTAAACCATTTTCCGCAAGTGCTAAATCATGTTTACCCTTGTATACAAGCAAAGTATTAAACATAGCTTCTGGACTACCATCACCATTAACTAACCCAGCCTTACGGAATGCTGAAAGAATATCTTTACCATTAGAATACTGTTCACTCTTTTTTACGAATAGGTCGATAATCGTATTGAGTTTATTAGTAAAATCTTTAGTCTGCATTTAACTCCTCCGCAATGGCAAGTAACAAGCGTTGGACATCATCTGGTAATTCATCAAAGTCAACATCTTTGCCATCAAAATCATAGCAACAACCAAAGATACCGTTTTCTTCGATAAGGTCATCTTCTAGTGGCTCACCAGTAAATGCATCATAACCCATTTCATTAGGGTCTTCATATACAGGTTCTTCATCAAATGTGGCTTTTGTTTTATCAAGGTGTTCAATCATTACATCATAGAATGTATCTACGTCTACACCGAGCTGACGAGAAATTACTTCAGAATATACTGCTGTAATATCTTGGATGCTTAGATTTTCTACCTTAACACGAACATTACCATTTTCACTAACTTCTGCTTTTAAAATTCCTTTAATTTGACTCATGTATTTTTCTCCCTTTATCACAAAATTGCCAAACATTACAATAATCCTTGCATTTTCTTCCGCCCCAACATTCTCTATGTCTGCAAGGAGGGGGCATCACGTTATTTTCTAACGCATATATTAAGTCCTGACTTTTCTTTCTCATATATCTTTCGACCCAAATATCTGAGATTTTATTAATCGGGACTAAATAACTTGGCTCTGTAATACCACGCTGAGTAGCAATGTGAGTATTACCGTCACGTACAAGTATTTGACAACACATATTATTTACTGGCAAACCAAGTTTGCTTTCAATTTTCATGCGGTAATCATTTAATTGTACACCTAAATCAAAACGTAAATGGACTCCATCTTTTCTTAATACATTAACTGTTTTATGTTGTCCTTTTTTGGCACCAGATTTGTAAATATAATCTGTTTCTACCTTTTCCATATAATATCCTAATGTATGTGCTGCTTTATAACTACCATAAGTTTTATGGTCCATTAAAGTGCCGTCATTTTCAGGAGTATAATAGTCAAAGGCTCCAGTAGAATAATCATCTTCTAAACGTATTTCAGCTACCTCACCATTCTCTGTATTAACGTGCCCTTCTAATTCTCCATGTACACCTGTACCAAATAACATAAATACAGAGTCTTTAGGACTAATATGGTAATTATTAGTGAGTTCTAAATATACCTCTCTTGTGCCCTTTAAAAGTTGAGTTGTGGATGGTTTACCTGTCCATGTGCGTTGCTCAGAAATGTTTCTCAACGCCTGTAATCCCATACATCGGTTAGCAGGTACCCATAACTCACCTTCTTCATTTTTAACACCTTGAAGCCTACACTTAGAAAGACAATCTTTTATATCTACTAGGTTGCCATCAGGACATTTATATTTTGTATATGGCATCTTTATCCTCTTTATAAAAATATACTTTAATATCTTGAGGTCCTGTATGACCAATAACATAACTATATTCAACAAGAATTATACGACCATCATTACACTCAAACACTTTTGTCTTGTAAGAGCACCAGTCATCATTATCGTTAGTCGTATATTCTCCCACCTCTTTAGCAAAACTAATTGGGTAGTCGATAAACATTAACGGGTCTTTCAAGGCTCTCTTGAGTTCATTAATATTTTCTTCTGTCATAGTTCTTTTAAATATATGTGTATGCATTCCATTACCTCTATATATAATATATCATATTATGCATCAGTTGTCAATACTTCATCTAATCGTGAAGTATATACATTATATTTCAGCTCAAACATCGGTGGTCCGCTCATCCCATCACGTGCTTTCTCGACTTTACAACGTGTAATATTACGGAGTTCCTGCTGTTTTTCTAACGATAAATTAGGAGCTCTATCAGGTCGCCAAATCATCAAAATATAATCAGCAGATGCTTCTAAATCACCAGTCATACGTAATTGGTTCATAGTAGGCTCTTCATATGTATTGCCACTACGATTAAGTTGAGACAACATTGTGAAAATAACATTATACCTTTTAGCAATTCCCTTCATCATTAATGCTTGAGCACTTGCACCTTCGTAATCACCAGCACCTTTTAGATATGTAAAATAGTCAACAACAATAACATCTACACCGCCATCCATAATATTACGTGTATTAATTGTATTAATATAACGTTCAATATCGTGCATAGATAAATTATTCTCATCTACAATATATAACTTTTTACCTATCTTGTCAAGTACTTGATTAATAACTGTATCTCCATTCATAATTAATTCTTTTACTTCTGGTATACGTTTTTTAAGTATTTTACAAATGATACGTTCCATAATTTTACCACGTGGCATTTCTAAACTAAAAAACACTACGTTAGCTTTGTTTTGAATAATTTGCCTTAAAATATACTCAATAGCTATATCACTTTTGCCAGAGCTCGAATACGCCCCTATCAGAAGGACTTGCCCCTTAGAAATACCACCAATACAATTATCAAGTAATTGGAAATGAGTAGGATAAGTACCACGTTTATAAATATCACGCAATTGATTTAAACTACTAGATGCATCATGTAAACTTTCTACTACATCTTCTTCAGATGATACTCCACTATCAAAATAAGCTTTTAAATCAGATACATCACGGTTCCAAATTTTACCTAAAGCCTGAATAGCTTCTGCACGTATCATAGGAGAACGAATTGTTTTTAAGAATGACTCAGCCACTACATATTGTTCTTCAATTGTTTTATATCTCGTAATCAATTGCTTAATCACAAAAATATCAATATGTTCAGTTGGTAATTCTTGTATATTATACCCAGCACAAAGTAAATCATTAATATCTTTGCATTCTTCTGGCATAACTAATACACGAATATTCATTCTAGGGAACATTGATTGAAAATGGTCACGAGTTCTAGGTAAATGTTTAACACCTGCTTCATCATTATCTGGACAAATTACAATGGTAATATCTTTACGCATAAATGTACCTAATTTTTTAATTTGGTCTTTATGTAATTCACTACCACAATATGCTACTGTTGGTACTCCCATTTGGTATCCGCTAATAGCATCCATATACCCTTCACATACATACAGCGTATCTTTAATTTGCTTTCTAGCTAAGTCTAAATTAAATAAAAATCCA